GGGACTGATCTTGCACAGCAAACTGATTATTAGCATAAACAACAGCGCATACAGAATTACCCCACAAACCAGAATGTAACCTATTACGGATAACATTAATGACTCCAACTTTTTCCTCCAATGTTCTTGTATTAACTTCGTGGTAAACAGCAGTTGCATAACACGCTATATCTAGTTCTAAATGGTGTATATCCATTATAGTCCTTTCATGATTTTCTTGTGTCTAGTAATCCCATACAAGCGTATAATTCTATTATAAATCTAAAAGAAAGGAGAACCGCTATGTGGACATCACCAGCAGCAACAGAAATGCGTTTTGGCTTTGAAGTTACTATGTACGTAATGAACAAGTAATTGTTATGCAATGGGGATGCTCCTAGAAAGGAACATCCTCATCTGCACCTTCTACAGCAGGTTTACTTCTTGCTTCACTCTTAGCTTCTGCTATTGCTACAGCACCAGCAATGAACTTACCATTAGGACCTTCTTTAACCCATCCTGATAAAGTAAATTCAATACCATCTACATTTAACTTACCTCTATAGTCTGGTCGTTTAGGATTATCACCTTTATCATTCTTGTTTAAGGTAAACGTGTTTGTTTTATCATACTCAGCCATATATTACTCCTTTATTTTAATGCTATTTGAAAAAAATATATCGTTTATTATTTCTTCTAACTCTGATGGTAATTCACAAATAAAAAGTTCATCAGCCATAACGTCATGCACAACAAATCTGTCATCAATTTCTGTTATGGTTACAACATTTCTTCTGTTTTTACTTGTTAATAAATTTGGGTCTTCCATACTCTACTCCTTTAGTTTTAAAATTGTTTGATCTACTTCGTCTAAGAACTTAACCACTTCAGCTTCTAGTTCTGCAATATAATCATTATCCCTTTCAACCCTAGAAACAAAGAGTTGTAATTCTACAGGGAAATTAGGATTATAGCTAACAAAATCTACCCACTTAGCACCGGTGCAAGCTAATTGCCATTGCATCTGTGGTATATATTTACTAGGAACTGATTTACTCATAAGCGTATTAGTATGGGTTGTTTCTATAGGACACTTAATCTCTATAAGACCTGCATACTTACCTTCTTCTTCTGCATTTACTGCACCGTCAGGACTAGCACCACTATTCTTAATAACAGGATGGTCAAAGAAACCTACTTCAGTTACATCAACATCTTTATTTAGCATATAAAGAGACCTAGCAGCACTTTCTCTTTCAATCCCATCTAACATAGCCTGGTTTACAAAACTATCGCCTTTCTTACCTGTAAGACGTTCTGATACTAATTGAACAAGATAGTTTTGACGTGATGTAGATACACCTGTTTTAGTCTTGGCGATAACATCCGATATTCTGGATGCTGTCACCTTGCCTAATCTTTGCTGAAACCACTCATCTGTGCGTTGTTCTATCATAGAAAGTCCTTGCTAGATACAGCCTTTAAAGTTGGTTGTTCTGACTCTGGAATATCCTCACCGCTATAGATATATAAACCAATACCATGTAATGCAATAGCCTTAGCTAAACAACGTTGCATAGCTGTATTAACTGCCATAGCGTCTGGATTAGGAATGGCTTGGTTTCTAAAATTAAGCACAGGTAATTGTGATGTCATAGACTTACCAAACGCATGGACTGTGCAGAATACCATAAGTGTTTCACCGAACTGTTTAGGTTCGCCATAAGTCCATGTTGCAGTTGGGTCTTGCTGTAGAAGAGTATCCACAGCCCAAGCCCATGATAAATATGATAGACCATTCTTTTTCTCAATATGGTCTGAAACATTAATCTTACGTAGTTCGTTATAGTTCATCTTTTTCTCTCCTGTTACGTGATTGAGTGTGTTTAATACTTCCTGTTGATGTTGTTGCATCATTACTTGATCGTAGTGTTGTTGTTGACTCATTTGCTCTCTCCCATTTATCGTTATCTAATTTAAGTTCTTCGTTCAATCGTTTAAGTATATCTGCTATATGCTCTAAACCATTCGCCATATTATATACCCCCAAAATACAAAAAGGAATAGCCATATCCACTTGTTCATATTGCACCTGCCAACTTACCCATAACCCATATACATAAAGCTACATAAGCCCAAAAAGCTATTGCAGTAATAATCATTGTTTTAATACTCATGTTTCTCTCCTGGTTAAAATTACAATAGTTATCTTAATGACCTAAAATACATTGTCAAGCATTTTCTATAAAAAAAATAGTTTGCATATAGAATTTATCTATGTTAGTGTTTTGCTCCATGGAGATATTGCGTTACATTATATTAGATGAATTTGACGGAAAACCTTTAAGAGCCTTTAGTAACAAGGCTTCTGCTAAATGGTTTTTAGAGTCAAGACCTAATTGCAAGCTCCATATTTTGCCTAAAGCAAAAGTTGTGCCAGTATCAGAACTATATGAAGAATGTTTATTTTAAGGAGAGTATATGAAATACAGAGTTAAGAATTGGGATAAGTTTCAACATTATAAACCTAAGACCTATGCAGATGAAACTAAGAAAATGCCATGGTTTAAACTATACGGAATTGACTTATTAGAGGATTATGAATTTAATGCAATGAGTCATGACCAACAAGCTATTTTAATAAAATTATGGTGTTTAGCTAGTCAATATGATGGTTATTTACCTGAAGATCAAGCAATTGCTTATAGGTTAAGATATCCTATAGATTTCATAAATTCTGTAATAAAATCATTAAGTAAGTGGATAATAGAGTGTGACTATAAAAATTCTATACTAGATAGAGATAAAGATAGAGATATAGATAAAGATAAAGATATATATATGCTATCGCATAAGTCGTTTCTAGAATTTTGGGAAATATATCCAACTCGTAAAATATCAAAAGTTAAATGTGAAGAAAAGTGGCGTAACAGAAAATTGTATGAGATCAAAGATGAAATACTTGACCACATTAAAAAAATGAAAGATACTCGCAGTTGGAAAGAAGGATACGTACCAGCAACGACTACTTACATTAATCAGTCTAGGTGGAACGACCCTGTAGAAGAAACTATAAAAGTTAGAAATGCTTGGGATAATGCTAAATGAAAATTGGTGACGCTTTAGATAGATTAACAATTAGCAAAGAAACTATTAATGAATATTTTAATAATGAATATGGTTCTAGCGAGTTCTTAGTAAAAGACACTTCAGTTTTTACAGAGGATGTTGTTAGATATTTTTCAGAAGAAATATCATCTGGTAAGTCTCTAGGTTTTGTAAAGAGTGAACAAGACTTTAGAGTAAGACCATCTGAACTTACAGTTGTAACCGGTGTCAGCTCACATGGTAAAAGTCTATGGCTTTCACAGGTTATATTAGCTCTTATGGGTCAGCAAACTAAATGTTTGATTGCTAGTTTAGAAATGAGGGCTGTACTTACTATCAGCAGAATGATCCAGCAAACTTTAAAATCTACAGACCCTACAGATGATTTTATTAGAAAATTTTGCAGTCGTGCATCTGACAAACTATGGATATACGACCAAACAGGCAGCACTACCACAGACGATATGATAGCAACATTGTATTATGGCAAACACGTTTTGGGAGTTGAAGTATTTGTTATAGACAGTCTAATGAAAATGAGTGATATATCTGAAGACAATTACGAGAAACAAAAATTGTTTATAGATAGACTTGCTACATCTTGTCGTGATTTACAAATACATATATTCTTGGTTGCACATACTCGTAAGATGGCAGATGAAACATTAGCACCGGATGCTACGCACATTTTAGGCTCAAGCCATATTCGTAATTTATGCGATAACATCCTATGTGTTTACAGATGTAAGAAGAAAGAACGTGATATTGAAAGCGGTGAAAAAACTGCTGAAGAATTAAAAGGTGTTCCTGATTGTGTGGTATATTTACAAAAACAACGTAACTATCCTGTTGAAGGCAGTTGGGGATTTTATTTTGACCATAAAGGATTGCGATACAAGGAGAGTCCATAATGAAATTAACTGATACACAAAAGCTAGATAAACTTTTAGTTTTAATTGACTTGCTAAATATGGAAATTAAAGCTATGAGAAAATTAATCATTGACACACACAAGGAGAGTAAAAAATGACACACTATCAAATCCGTAAACAATGGAGAGTAAAACTTCATGCTAAACGCTGTAAAGATAACGACCAATCTGTAGAAAGATACCACAGAGATGCAGCAGTCCTTAATAGAGCTATGGATATATATAAAATTCATGGTAGAAGGGCTACTTGGTAATGACTATAAATGACTTTTTAAAAGCTATACAAAAAGAGTTTGGTCATGTAGAATATAAAGCTACTTCCAAAGACGGACAAGTATTTAAATCGAAAGGATGGAGAGATGATAAAGTGGGCATTAACCAAAGACAATTTACCAATGCTAATCGAGAAACTAAAAACTCTTGACTTTACTAAGCGTTGGAGAGTAACAGTAACAGACGCTAAACTAAACCGTAGCCTAGAACAAAACGAAAGACTATGGGAGCTATACTCAAGCATAGGTCAACATTTAGGAATTGAGAAAGATAAGATACACGAACTTATGGGTTATAAATTCTTACGTTATCAAACAGAAATTGCAGGTATGCCAGTAGAGCTTATAAAGTCAACAACTAAACTAACCACAAGTGAGATGACAGAATACCAACAACAGATAGAGGTATGGGGTCAGACTATGGGTTGGGGTTGGGACTATTAGTGAACTACAGGAATCCTAAATTACTTAAACTAGCAGATGGCGCACCATGTATGATGTGTTCTATGCAAGACGGAACTGTAGTATCTGCACACTCTAATCAATTACGAGATGGTAAAGGTACATCTATAAAGGCACACGATTACCGTATAGCGTTCCTATGCCATCAATGTCATCACATGATAGATAATGACAAAAGTTTAGATAAACATGATAGAATAGCTGCATGGGAAGAAGCTCACCGTAAAACTATAGGTTGGCTATTTACTAATAATCACTTGGAGGTAAAGTAATGGGCAAAGGAAGCGCACCTAGACCATTTACAGATAGAGAAGTATTTGAAAGTAACTGGGATAAGATATTCAAAAAAGAAGGCATTAATTTAACTCAAGAAGAGTTAGATAATGTTCTTATCATAGAAGATATTGTTAAGCATCACCGTAAAAAACAAAATAGTGATGATGTATCGCCACATACACTTGAATATGAATATCAACTGAATAAATCAACAGGTGATGTAGAAAAGTCATATTCTAGGATAGATGTTATTTCTCAGAATGGAAATGATGGACTACATTATCCTGAGTCTTTAGAGCAAGGAACATCTAAACCTAATGGAGAACAATTTGGCAACAAGTCCGACTCAACTGAGTCTTAAAATGTTAAGAGATGATGGATGGTTTTGCTGGATAACTGAACACTACAATTCTTACGCAAGAATACGTCAAGACCTTTGGGGATTTGGAGATATTTTAGCTTTAAAGCCAAATCAAATATTATGCGTACAAACTACTACAGCTAGTAATATGTCAGCAAGAATTAAAAAAATAGCTGACCATGAAAACGTTGGCAAGGTTCGTGAAGCTGGTATTATGATTCACGTTCATGGTTGGCATCAAGATGATAAAAGGAAATGGCATTGCAAAGTGAAAGATGTATCGTGAAAGAAAAGATACTAGCTTATCTTACAGAACCACGAACCATAAACGACATAGCAGAACATATACAATCTAACTATCCTATTACAAAGAACATACTTGTAGAGATGAGAGATGCAAATGTTATTCATGCTTATAAAGATAATCAAAATAGGCTTATGCACTATTACGTTCCACAACCACATCCACTACAAACTATATTCGGACACACAGTAAACTTTACACCAGACCAAATAAAAGGCGTAACAACTTATAACGCAGATGACGCTAAACATAATCTACAACACAAGACTACACAAGAAACGTATGGAGAAAGCGTAGCATATACGCTAACAAGATATGAATAAGGATACTATAAATGAAAGAAATTAAATGTTATAATTGCAAAAATTATATTGCAGATGATTTATATATTGGATTTGGCGAATGTAATTTAATGCAAGATTCAAATAAATTTGAATTTATGCCAAAAGAATTAACGGCTGAAAAAGACAAATGTTATGGATGGGATAGCGAAAGTTATGTAGCTGGAGTTTATGTAGGTGAAAATTTTGGTTGTATTCATTGGATGATTAAATGAAATTTAGATATACAAAACTTAAAGGTAGACCAAAAAGCAAAATAATACTAACTCAGTTAGAGTATAAACGCTTAGAAAAATACGGCATAGTTAAAATAAAAGGTTATTTACTTTATACTACAGAATATGAAAAAGAATATTGTATTAAACAACATAAAAATTTATTAAAATGATTACAATGGAACGTTTATTATCTATTATGCAAGACTGGTCTTTATGGATGAAGTCGGATAATCACAAGCTAGGTTATCCATCTAAAAGCATAGGACTCTCTTCAGGGGGAGAGTCAACTAGCGAAGTATTTGAGGAAATGTGTTCAGCTCAAGATATGGCTAACATACGCACCATAGACGCTATTATCCATAGCTTGCCTAAAGAACAACAAGACGCTATATATGCTAGATACTTAGACGCTAAGAAGCCATTAGCCTATCCATACAAGCTAGAACTAGCCTTTGACAATCTGATTACTATGGCTGCGAGAAGGATAAATGCATAAAGTTGTTGCACATTATCATAGTTATATGTTATAATAACGCCTGTATGGCAACCTCCTGCCTGTTAAAAACGTAATCCCACAAAAGCCTGACTACACTCTCTCCGTGGTTGGGCTTTTTCTTTTTATGAAACTATCTATTTGCGAACAATGCGGTGAACCTTTTGACTTCACAGAATATAGCCTGTGTAATGATTGTAGGTATGACCACAGATTTATTAAGTTAAGGAAAGATGATGAAAGCAAAGACCAAAGCGTCCAAGAAAATCAGCAAGGTAATGAAAGAGTTTAAAGCAGGTAAGTTGCATAGTGGTTCTAAAAAAGGTCCAGTAGTAAAATCTAAAGCTCAAGGATTGGCAATCGCCCTAAGCGAAGCTGGTCTATCTAAAAAGAAAGGTAAATAATTATGCCAATGGTCGGAATGAAAAAATTTGCTTACACAGAAAAAGGTAAGAAAGAAGCTAAAGAATACGCTAAGAAGTCAGGTAAGAAAATGGCTGCTAAACCTATGAAGAAGGCTGCTAAACGTGGCAAGTAAACCAGGTTTATGGGCTAACATCCATGCTAAGCGTAAAAGAATAGCAGCAGGCTCAGGTGAAAAGATGCGTAAGCCAGGTACAAAAGGCGCACCTACAGCTAAAGCTCTAAAACAATCAGCAAAGCCAGTTAAGAAAAAATGAGTGTCTGGCAAAAGAAAGCAGGTAAGAACCCTAAAGGCGGTTTAAACGCTAAAGGTCGTGCATCTTACAATAAAGAAACAGGTGGTAATCTAAAGCCACCAGTTAAGTCAGGTGATAATCCTAGACGTGCATCATTCTTAGCTCGTATGGGTAATATGCCAGGACCAGAACGTAAACCTAACGGTGAACCAACAAGATTATTACTATCCCTAAAAGCATGGGGAGCATCTAGTAAAGCAGATGCAAAAGCAAAGGCAAAAGCTATAAGTTCACGCAATAAAAAGAAGTAATGCAAAAACTAGATATATATGTAGGATATGATGGCAAGGTAGAACCAATTGCTTATCATAACTTTTGTCAGTCAGTTATAGAGAAGTCATCTATACCAGTAAGTTTTACACCATTAGCACTAAACACTTTAAAAGACTACGAAGAAACACATAAAGACGGTAGTAACGCATTTATCTACTCACGCTTTCTAGTACCATATCTAAATAACTTTAAAGGTGTCGCACTATTCGTAGATGGCGATATGATATGTAGAACAGATATTGCAGAGATACTAGCTAACTTTGATAATGACGAAGCAGTTAAAGTCGTAAAGCATCATTACCAAACAAAGCATCCAGTTAAGTATCTAGGTGCAAAGAACGAAGACTATCCTAAAAAGAACTGGTCAAGTGTTATGTTATGGAATTGCTCACATTGGCTAAATAAACAATTAACACCTAAGTTTGTGCAAGAACAAACAGGTAAATACCTACACAGGTTTGAATGGCTTAAGTATCCAGAAGAACAAGTAGGTAAGCTAGACGAAACATGGAACTGGCTAGAAACAGAATACGAATACAATCCAGATGCTAAACTAGTGCATCACACATTAGGGACACCATGCTTTAAAGACTATCAGCATACAGACTATAGTCAAGAATGGTGGGATACATACAAACGAATGATATATCCTCTAAAAGGAAACGGACAAGAAAGCGAACTATGAACTTCTTAGACTATTTAGTAAATGCTATGACAGGTGGACAACCTAGCGCACAAGAATTAGAGATGCGTAAGATGGCACAACAAGGCATTTTAAGTGAAGCACCAGGTGTATTAGGTGAAATACAAGGAACACCTATGAGAATGACATCAGAGATGCTACGTACTATGACACCACCTATTTCAGGTAAAGGTCCAATGGCAGACCAATATAGACAAAACCTATTTAATCCTGCCATGACAATGCAACAAAATTACATAGACCCAAGATTAATAGAAATGATGTATTACAGAGGATTATTAAGTAAATAAAAACAGAGGGCAACCAACCTATTAGGAGTTGCAATATTATGGACAATACAGACGAAAAAGAGAATAAAGTAGGTGCGCCGGTAGGCAATACCAATTCTAGTAAAAACAATAGGATATGGGCAAATACAATTCGTAAATTAGCCATACAAGAAGATTACAGACGCATACACGCTATTGCTGAAAAGCTATTTGAGAAAGCAGCAGAAGGTGATTTAGGTGCAGCAAAAGAGATTGGCGATAGATTAGATGGTAAAGCAGTAGCCATTCAAGAGATTACTGGCGCAGATGGTAAAGATTTACCTATTGGAATAGGAATTAGCTTTGTCAAGCCAGACGATAGCTCAGTTTCCGAGTAAGTTCCAGTTTTTATTTGAGCCATGTAGATATAAAGTGGCTTATGGTGGAAGAGGGTCTGGGAAATCACACTCTATGGCAAGGGCATTGCTTATAACAGCAGCTAATGAGCCATTGCGTGTTTTATGTACGAGAGAAGTACAACGTAGTATTAAAAACTCAGTTCACCAACTTTTGTCAGACTCTATACAAGCATTAGGTCTAGGTCAGTTCTATGAAGTACTAGAGTCAGAGATACGTGGTCTTAATGGTAGTCTATTTGTATTTACAGGTTTAGCTACTAACACAGCAGAGTCGATAAAGAGCTATGAGGGCATAGATAGGGTCTGGTGTGAAGAGGCACAGACAATTAGCAAAAAATCGTGGGATATACTTATTCCTACCATACGTAAACCTAATAGTGAAATATGGGTGTCATTTAACCCAGCACTAGATACTGATGATACATACCAAAGGTTTGTAGTTAATCCACCAGAGAACGCTAAAGTAGTCAAGGTTAATTGGCAAGATAATCCTTGGTTTCCAGATGTTCTTGAAGATGAACGCCAACACAGTTTAAAGACTAACCCTGATTATGCAAACATTTGGGAAGGTGATTGTAAAGCTGCTGTAGATGGTGCTATCTATGCTAACGAGATACGTGAAGCACAAGAAGATAATCGTATTACTAACGTCCCTTATGATCCTATGCTAAAGGTTCATGTAGTTATGGACTTAGGCTGGAATGATAGTATGTCAGTTATCCTATGCCAAAAAGGTGTATCAGACTTACGCATTATTGGTTACATAGAAGATGACCACAGGACTTTAGATAGTTATTCTGCACAACTCAAGAACTTACCATACAATTGGGGTACAATGTTCTTACCACATGACGGACAGTCTAAAGACTTTAAGCATGGCATATCAGCAGAAGATATTATGCGTAAACTAGGATGGGATATTCGTATCGTTCCTAAACAAGACATAGAGTCCGGTATTAAACTAGCAAGAATGAACTTCCACCGTATATACTTTGATAAGTCAGCTA